ATGAATAGATATTCTGCTAAAATTAAGATCAGAAAAGATAGCATTAGAAGAGACGGCACGGCTTTGCTTTATCTGCAGGTAATCATTAATTCAAAGCCTGATAAAATCAACCTCAACCTGTACTGGCCACCAGAAAAATTTAGCGAAAAAGAATTGTGTTTAGAGAGAAATAAAGCAGATACGGACGCTAACGATTATAATATAATTCTTAGGGATGCAGTCTCGAAGGCTAATGAAATATTTAAGCTGTATAGATTGAACAACGAAATACTAACAAACGAAATATTTAAAGATGAATATAATTCAGAGTTAAGCAAGCAGGATTTTGTTGCTTACATGGAAAAGAAAATTATATACAGGTATAAGAGAAAAGAAATTGTTAAAAAGACTAAAGACAACCATGAACAGGTGCTCCTTGCTTTAAAAAAATTTAAAGCTTGTATTCCATTCAGAGATATAAACTCAAAATTCCCTAAAGATTTTGAATCATCATTAAAAAAGAACTGCAAAAATAAGGTTAAAGGCCCCGCAAAGTCTTCAATCTATTCCAGGCATTCTGTTATAAAAGCATATTTAAATCTCGCCATAACAAAAGACAATATCAATATTGTAAACCCGTACTCAAATTACCCTTTAACCAGAGGAAACAGCAGTTTTAAATCACTGGATCAGGAAAACCTGCCGCAATTATATAAATACTACCAATCTCTGGAGCCAAGATCCTCCAGAAAAAACATCATAAGAGGTTTTTTATTTAGTTGTTGTTCAGGCCTTAGAACGGCAGATGTAAAAAGAGTGAAAAAGTCATGGATAAACTTTGGTTCAACACCCTCCTTGTATTTCATGCCGCAAAAAACGATTGAATATGATAGGCGTATTGAGATTCCTCTTACTGAAATGGCAATGAGTTTAATCGAAGATGCATTAGCTGAAGGTGGCAATGGAGAATATATTTTTAAACTTTACAGTTACGTGCTTCATAGCAGGTATTTAAAAGAAGCTGCTACTAAATTAGGGCTTAATATCAATATGCATTTTCACGTTAGTAGAGAAACATTTGGAACCCTTTACTTAGAACTAGGAGGTAGTCTTGAAGTGCTTCAAAAATTGATGGGGCATAGTATCATTACCACCACCATGCACTATGTGCACGTAAGCCAATCCCGGCAAAGGATTGAGATGAAAAACATGGAAAAGCTTTTCGATGAAAAAAAAGAAACCCCAACCGAATAGGCTGGGGTTTCTTTTTTCATGAGGCCATCTTGGCTTTTGATTCGTTCATGGTGCAGAGCAGGTCGTACAGCATGGATATCTCCCCGATCTGCTTTACCTGCAGAAGATCGGCAAGCTCCGGGTGTTCCACCTGCATAACCAGCGCCTTAAAAAGGAATCGCTTCAATACCGAAAAATCAGAATCCAGCATAAACCTTTCAATCTCCAGATACAATTCTGGAGAATCAGGAAGCCGGTTTCTCTTTTTAAACGGGCAGCTGTTGCCTTTCGTGCACAGCTGGATACCAGGCTGTTCGCCTGTACCTGGGGGTGTATGGTTTGTGATCATAAAAAAGGCCGTTTGCATCCTCCGCTTAGCGGATGCGGTAATATTTGGTTGGTTGTGTTTTTACTAGCGGGTTATTAATCTATTTAGATTAATTAGAAATAACAAAAGAAGTAAGAAATTCAGATTTAGACTAATTATGCTAAATATGTAAACAAAAAGCCCCTGCTTTTGACAGGGGCTTTGAAATATTATATTCATAAAGGCTTAGAAGGCACTCGAACTCTTCATTTTTAAAACAATGTTCTGAGGTTTAGCAAATGGCAACTCTGCTCGCTCTTTTGAAAACTCACCAGGACAATCTTTTTCTTTTATAGTCTTGCCATTAAATGTAGACGTTGTCATGTTATGAACTCTTACAACATAAAATTCATTCTGAACCACGTTTGCACTAGCTAGATCATAGCTATTAGAGTAAGTAATATAGTTCCTAAAAGTAAGAGGAGAGTCCGATTCAGTGAAAGTGCCAGAAGAAGCTATGCCGCCTCTCTTTATCTTATTGATACCACAATCTGAAAGAGGTTCTGAAATAATAGTTCTTCCTCCTACAGTAATGAAGCTTTGAGGAGGAACCTCCACTACCTTTTTCATCTTTGCCTTCCTGCTAACTTCATATTGGTCGCTCCATAAGGTACCCCAGGACCCTCTGGCAGCTCCGGATTTTACAGATGTTGTGGTCTCCTCCTCTAAATAATAATCGACGCTACTTCCATTCACAATTAAGTGGCTCCTGTCCAAATCAACATAAATAGGAGAATTGGATTTGTTCTCAATATTGAAAAGGATATTCCCTCGTCCGTCCCAAAGATTGTAGTGAACAGCCACTTCATTTGTATTGAACACATATTCTTTCCCATCGGTTTTGACATCACTTGAAGCTGTTTCCACGACCTGAAAAGAGGCACTACAGGAGCTTAGCAATGTCGCCGCCATCACCCCTAAAAAGTAAAGATTTTTCATAAAAAAGTGTTAAGATTGAATTTATACACAAATATAAAAATCTGTATATATAAATTCACGAAACAATTAAATACCTGCTCTTCTTTCCATTTCCTCTCTGAGCTGCATAGCTTGTGAAGCACCACCGGCATTATAGATTACATGCAACTCCCGCTGCCACTCATCTATCTTCTCATTGTTTATAATAAGATTGTTATTGATCGCTTGCAAAGCGTCCAGCAGCAAAAGAGAGTTATCCACCACTTCAGGAGCAGCAGGCATCTGAGCCGTAGCCCCACCCGTAGCAAAAGCCTTTACCCCTCCACGCTGCCTTTCAGCCTCCAGCCAGGAAAAGGTGGCGGCATATTTCGGACTGGTCAGCATCCAGTTAGGACCCACCCACTCAGCCCCGCGCTCTCCTATAAGCCCCAAACGGGCATTGTTTACCATACCTCCATCCGCAAAAGCACCAATGCTACCCCCGCTGTAGCCGCTGGCCATTTGCCAGGCACCGTTAACTTCTACCATAGGCACAGTACTACCTCCTTTAGCAAAAGCAGCTATTTTAGCTATAGAGGTTACAGCCCTAATTGTTGACAGGGTATTCATAACTTTTAACTGAGCTGCGCCCGCCGCACCTAGAGTGACGCTGTTCAAAGGATTGGCTGCCGCTGTAGCGGCATTAAGAGCCTGCTCCTTCTCCAGGTTAAGGAATACTTCCGCTACCGAAACGGCCTTTCTGATAGTTTTAAAAGCTTTGTATGCATCTGACTCTTCATTCATAAAGCCCATTAAGCTATCTAAGGCATCCCCTGCACCGCTTACACGCAGCATATTCATTTCGTTTTCGAACATAGCCCGTTCTTTTGCAATCGCTTTAGCCGAGTCAGCTTTATCTTTTTCGATTTTTAACAACTCGTTTTTAATCTTCAGCGCCTCCAGGGTTTCGCCTTCTCCGTGGGCTCTTAAATCGGCCAGTTTTTTTTCTAATGTTTGCTTATGAAGTTCCACCAAAGCCGTTTCTCTGGCTGTCTCTGCATCATAGGCAGCCAAAAACTGTTCCTCCAATACGGCGGCTTTATATTCTTCATCCTCTTCCAGTTGCTCAAACCACTTTTCTCTTTCCTTTTCGCGTTCGGCAACTTTGGCCTCCTCCTCAGCAATCTTTAGTTCTTCCTGCCTTAACTTCTCCTGCTCTGCATAGGAAGCCAGCAGGGCCTGCTTTTCTTCTTCCGTAATGGCAATATTCGCCATTACAGCAGCACGCTGCTTATCAAGCTCTTTTATTTCCTGCTCATGCTGAAATCTGAGACTCGCTAAGGTTTTCTCGACACCGTCTTCCATGACGGCAATTTTTAGCTTACCAGCTTCAACTTCCGCTTTCGCTTTCATTTCCTTGTATTGTTCCAATGCCTTGGCCAGGCGCGACTCTTCTTCCTTCCGGAGCCTTTCCTCTTCCTTTGCTGCTTTTTCGGCCTGTTTTGCCTTCTCGGCTCTGGTAGCCTCTGCCTCTTTCAAGGCTCTGGCTTTAGCCTCGGCTTCTGCTTTTGCCTTTTCCTGTTCCTCCATTTTCTGAAGGTCGGCTAAATCTTTTTTGGCAGCCGTAGCATAGGCATCGTAATATGCATTAGAAGCTTTGGTACCCATGTTATTCCAGGCACTAGCCATACCAGATAAGTTTCCGTCCATCATGGCAGAAAATAAATCACTGATACTGCCTCCCAAGCTTTTTAGAGAAGCCACAAAGCCATTAACCTCATAGCCCATTATTCTGAAGTCATTGATCCATTTGGTGATAATTTCAAGGCCAAATGTCTTCATCTTGGTCCAAAGCCATTCTATAGTTGCCCCTGTGCCACTGAAGGCACTCCCCAGCTCTTCCTCTGCAGCAGCAAGTTCTTTATTGGCCTCCAGCTGGTCATACTGTGCAGAGGTGAGAGTGTTGGTAAGGTCGATCATTCCATCCATACCACCGCTTACCTCATGCAGACTTTGCAGGAAGGCTAAACCGGCATCTTCACCTGGCCCTCCGAAAACGTCAGCGATAACTGTTTGTAGTTCGCTTGCAGGCACCTGAGTGTTATTCATTTCCTTACTTACCATGCGAAGGGCCTCCATTGTCGTCATGGAGCCATTGTTAATCCCTTCAAACACCTTATCCGTAAAGCCCTGTCCGAAAGCAGCATCCAGTGCCTCACCTGTGGCCTTGGTCTGCTCCCTGATCCGGAGCCCGAATTCTTTCACAGTATCCGCTGCCTTATCTGAGAAAATGCCCGCTTTTTCACCTTTTACCAGTATCGCAAAGAACTCCTCGGCAGATGCCCCGGAAGCGGCAAACTGGGTGGAATACTCCTTTACCTGTTCCAGCATCTCACCGCTGGCGTTTGCTCCGGATAAGTAACCTTTTTCAATCAGATCAAATGCCTGTTCATGCGTAATGCCAAACTCCTTCATCAGCACATTGGCAGACTTGATTACATCATTGTATTCTTCGTCAAAGGTTTCTGATATGGCTTGCACGCGCACATACATATCATCCAGCATTTGCCCCTGCGCCCCTGTTAGCTGCTGAATTTTGCCTTTTACTTCGTCTATGTGATCTACCAAGCCCAGAAATTTACGGCCCAGTTCTACTATAGACTGAAAAGCAAGTAAAGGCAGGAAGGCTGCCACGGCTGCCTGGAAACCTGCCTTCATTAAGCCTGATGCTGATGTAATACCATCCAGCCCAAGTTTAGAGGCTAGTGATGCCTTCTGTACGCCATAAAGTTCATCTTTAGTGGATTTAATCCGGTTCCGCATTTCCTGAAAATCCTTCAGCAGGTCTTTACGCTTCGGATCATCGGCACTCATCTTTTTGAGTTGGTTGTTCATTACAGCTGCAGCGCCCTCCATCTCTTTGAGAGAGGCGTTTACCTGCTTGCCATCCATGATGATCTTTATGTGGCGTTCTTCTGTCTGTGCCATGTTATTTGATTGTTATTACGTGCTTATGATCGACACTATTTGCTATTTTCCGGACAGCCTCTTTTGCCTTGGCCTCCCCTAAAAGGGTTGCTAAACGGATAGTCTGAAACCCCATACTGGCCTTGCCTTTGCTGTACCATCGTTTGGCTTTGCGGTCATGCCCCGCTCCTTTGCCTAAAACTCTGCGCATGGTGCTGTTATCTTTCTGGCCTCCGCTCCTGGTGCCACGGCCAACGCCCATATCCACCATCTGCCCATACCAGGCATAGAATACCTCAACCTGCACCCGAATGCCCTCGCCACCGGAGATATTCCCCCGAAGGCTGTTCAAAAGTGTTTTGGTTTTGCCGATACGGAGGCGATTTTGCTCTTTTTTCCAGTCGCTGATAGACCATTCCAGCCACTCCTCCGCTATCTGGATATCTGATTTGATTTCCTCTGCCATAGCTATTGCATAATTTTTAAGAATTTAACTTTGGCAGGGCGTATACCGTCTTTCAGGCTGACGGTAATATCTATCTCACTCCAGAAGGCTTTAACAGTACCCTCCTCCGACCGCACAAATATTTTCCAAAGCGGATCAAGCTCCAGCAGGTGCGACACATGCAGGTTCACGGTACGCTGTATCAGCTCCGTTTGCCCTTTCCAGGTATACCACTCCTGCAGGGCATCCTGCAAATCGTCCCACGTTTCGTTCTCCGCAGCCGGTGCATTGTCTACAAGCCCCCTGTAGGAAAGCACGCGAAAGCTGAATTTGGAAGGTTCTTCATAAGAGCCTCCTAACTGAGAAACACCCGGCACGACCGCACCCCATGGTAAGGTTTCCATGGTTGTAGAGCCCACCCCTGTTTCCACCACTTCTTTCCCGTTACCAAAAACAAGCGTGCCGTAATCTTCCGTCAACTCTTTCTGCAGATCATCTTCCGAATCCAGCTCCTCGCGCAAAGTAAATCCGTCTGTTTTATTGGGAGCCCAAGTATAGCCCCGCTGTACCCGCCACGTCCAATCCTGGTAAGACGTGGACTTCAGCGCATCCTGCAACCTCACCAGCTCCAGCTCTTTTGATTTCGTCCGGAATACCAGGCCCAGCCCGTAGCGCTTCCTGATCGCCTTCAAAAACTCGCCAGCCGTCAGGTCGGGCACATGCCGGTTTACCACCACCTCCCCGTTATCCACGGCCACGGTGTTAAAAATAACGCGGCGCCTGGTGGCCTCCTCTTCCAGCCACTGCCCCTTTACCGTCCATCCATACGCTGCCATCAGCTGATGCAACACATGCACCAGGTAAGGGAATGGCACTTTGGGAGCCTCGTTAAAACCGTTTAAGAAATTATTCATAGTGCCGCTATAAAGCACGGGAGGCTCTTTGTAAAAGCCGGTATTGCGCACGGGGAACTGCGCTACCTTATCGACAGGATACAGTGCCTTTACACTGTTGTTCATCTGCACAGATCCCAAATCAATTTCCCGAAGCCGATCTTCCGCCAGCTCATCCAAAGCCCCGGCATCGCTCTGGAAGTTTACCCGGTAGTTCTTTTCCGTCCGTTCCAGCACCTGCAGCTTTCCTACCCGCCACAGCTGGTTATTGAGCCACATCTGGCAGGGCAGTGCCTGCACAGCAGAAGTACGGAGACTCAGGTGCCCTGCAAAAGCAAGCAAAAGCAGGTTTTTGGGCGTAGCCTTCACGTTGAAGTCATAGGTTAGCATGCCCTGCTCAAAATCATTGTTAAAAAGCGGGTTTACCAGCTTTATTTCAATGGAGGTACCAGACTCTAAGTCCAGGTACTCATCGTTGATTTTAAAAGCGATCATTGCAAAGGCGGGGTATAGCTATGGAAGGCTGCCATTTCAAATTCAAAATCAAGGTAATGCCGCGGTTCATCCTCCCGCTTCCGGTTAAAGTTCTTGAGAACAACCTCCCCGGCCCGGTATCTGCCATTTTCCAGAAGCTTCACATTGCAGCTCAACACGAAATCCGTAAGCGCATCCAACTCCTGTTGCGAGGATAGGTAGCCCGAACTGAGCTTTAGGCTCGGCCGTGCCGCCTTCCGGATTACGCTTCTGTCTCCGTCTGCAGCCTTGTAACCTGACAGTAAAACCCTGTCTATACTTTCCGAAGATATCTCGAGCTCTTCATCAGCCAGCGCCGTGGCTGCCAGCGTATCCACACCGCCCAGTGAATTATTATAGATGAAGTACCGGCACACCTGATCGAAGGCCCGCGTCAGCTCATACGTGCGTGTTTCGGTAAGTATCCTGGAGTTCTGATCCTCTACCCATACCTCGTATTTCAGCACCTGTTTTTCGCCTTGCAACTGCAACTGCAGGAAGCCAACGGGCAGGCAATACAGTTCAAAGCGCCTTACCCCTGCCTGCGTGTAAGAGGTGGCGGTGGCGTAGGTGCCGTCAGCATAGTAATATCTGACACGCAACGAAAAAGAGGTAATGTCGAAGTAATTCGGCATGAAGTACAGGTATTCCGGCTGGTTCTCCCGCACTTTTTTAAGTGCCGGCTGCCAGCTAAAAAACGGCTTGCGCTGCAACAGGTAAGTAGTGAAAAAAGTATCAGAGGCGAATTCCTCAAAGCTCAAACCACCTTGCACCACATAGCGGTTTTCCTTTACAGTAACTTCCCCCGGCACTGGCACCAGTCCGTATTTTTCGGTATGCTTCAGATAAAACCGCTTGAAAGCACCTTCGGCCATGGTTGGCCCCATCTGCCCGGGCTCAGGCAGGTGGTGTTGTAGAAAGGGCTGCAGAAACTCCTTTACATCGAAGGTGGTTTTCCCTTCGCTATCGGCAGGATGCTCCAGCACGGCCACCTGCTTGAATATTCCGCTCAGGTAAACAGGCTCTACCCACACCTCGCACAAAAAAGAAAGGTTTGGCTTGGACTGCAGGTTGTCTGCCTGAAGCTCCAGGTACACCGGGTTTTGGGAAAAGCAAAAGCGTTCTTCTTCCTGGGTAAAGGTGAACGACCTGGAGCAGCCTATACTGTCTGTGACAACAACCGTATAAATGCCCCCATCTACGCCTGTCCTGTTTTGTACCGTTGCTCCGTCATTCCATAAAAAGGTATAAGGAGCCACACCGCCCGAAACTTCCAGGGTTATCTGGTTATTACCCACACTGCCGGTTACAGCTATGACAGGGTTCTGCGTAATTTCAGCCGTGGCTTCGGCCGTGGTGCCCTGGCTGTCAACGGCCGTAACACGGTAAATACCTGCAGGAAGATTAAACCTGTCTTTTGTTACGGCCCCATCGCTCCATGCGTAAGACACACTACCAACAGCGCCTGCTACAGAAACGATTATGCTGCCCGTGCTACTGCCAAAGCAGGTAGCTTTTACCACATTCGTAGTAATCTGTAGCGGATTAACCGTGTTTTCGTGCAGCTCTTCAAAAAAGTTGGCCCCATTCAGGTTGTTAAAGGAAGAGGGCTGAAAATTAAGCGCACTGTCGAAGGTATTGGCCTTGATCTGTATACCTTTAAACGTAGAGGGGTTTCCACCGATATTCAGCAGCCACTCATAGGTCTCAACGGTATATAGGTTCCTCCAGCCTAAATCCTGTAGCCTGATGATGATAGCCACAGCAACGCTTTCCGCTGTGTTCGGCTGATTAAAAGCAGAGCCGGTACCACTGGAGTAAAAGTGAACCCCGTCTGTAAAGGTTTGCCTGGTGCCGTTCAGGGTAATGGTGAAAGAAGATCCTTTGGGTTCGTTTGTAAAGGATATTCTCAGCCTGGCATATCTTTCTCCTGCCATATTATTCTAAGAACTTGGATGGGTTATAGTGCAGCTCTGCGTTTGCGGGAGCCACAATGGTGAAATTGTATCGCGTGCCGTAGAAATAGGTGCCAATAGGCCCAATGGGCTCAGAGGTAATACCATGCACCGGAAGCTGGTGCTTGTAGGTCTGTAATAACTGATACCTCCAGGCAGCCAGCAACTCCGCACCGATCTGCTCTGTATGATCGTACACGGCATCTTTGTTCTCCGACTTATCCAGTTTTTGCAACACCATAAAGGCGCAGTCCAGGTGCTTTTCTTTGTTATCGCCCCTGTTATCTGCGTACTTGCTCATGTAGTTCTGCAGCACCATAAAGGGCACCTCGTCTTTAATCTTGTTTCGCAGAGCTGAAAAGAAGTCGGTCATATCCAGCAGCAACTGTTCCGGGTTAAAGCTCAGGTACATGCGGTAAAAGCGGTTATTGCTCTCCGAGTGCTGCAGCTCCTTGTGCCGTTCGGCCAGCCGCTGCCCCTGGGTCATGTATTCGGCATGCGTCATGTTAATGCTTTTTTACAGGGTTCTTTCTCTCCCATTCTTGTTTCTGGTGCAGTAAGTCCTGCATTTCAGCCAGAATGGTATGGACAGGCACTTTGCCTACCCGCTCAATATCTCCGAACTTGCCACCGGCCATCTGCCGGAAAACAGGCTCCCACCCGCTGCTTTTCGTGGCCTGCTCCTCGTTTTCGGAGGTAAACACCAAGTCGTAGGTTTGTTCAAGCCGGTTACGGCAGCCCCGGTACCAAGCCAGCACGGCCAGCTTTACATCTTCCGGAAGCCTTTGCATTTGCGCTGCCCTTGCCTCCAGCAGGTGCTCGTTAAAAGGCTCCCGGATATCTCCGGAATAGGAACTCAGACGCTTGCGGATGAAATGGAAGCCAACCTTTGGGCGGTAAAGCACGGCCAGCAGTTTGTGCAGGCAATCGGGATCGCCTGTTTTGATAAAGCGCAGGTGGTAGGTATCAGCAAAGATGAATTCTAAAAAAGAAAGATTGCGAAAGCGCTCCTTTGGGCCGTACCACTTTCGGAAGCGGCTGCCAATGGCAGGCAACAGCTGCTTTGTGAGATTGTTGGAGGAAAACAGAAAATCGGTGCAGCTATGCAGCTGGGCAATGGCAATATCCGGAAGGGCCTTGAAGTACCACGGCTTCAACCCGAGGAGCTCTTTTAAAAGCATCCGCTTCTGCATAGCTTTAACCGCCTGGGCTTCTTTTTCAGAAGCTCCTTCCGGTACTGAAAACCCGTATAGCCAGCGCATGCACCGGAGCAACTGCCTGGGGTTTAGCTCATCCCAACTAGCAGGAACGAGCGTTCCAATGTACTTTTCTTTGCCTTTGGAGGTAGGTATGTAGATTTCCAATTTGCGCATAAACGGTAAGAATATGCGCTAAATTGGCGGCAAAAACAGCCGCAAAAAAGGACAGGGTTCCAAACAAAAAAGCCACCCAAAAGGCGGCTTCTTATGCACGATCAACTATGAAAAAACTTACCTATTCCATTTCCAGATTAAATACACCGCTGCAACACCTGCAAGCGCCACAATCAGGATAGCGAAAATACCACTCCACGATGTACTCTTTTCTGTGACACGGACGGAGCTGTCCGATTTGTCTTTAACCGTGGTGTCGCTCTTATCCTTGGTTTTACTCTTATCTACTACCTCCGATTTATCCTTTGTTTTGGATTTGTCTGTAATGGTGGTGTTGCCGCAGTTCTTACACTTCTTCATCATCACAGGAGCTACCTTCTGGCTTACCAGTCCTACACTGTCATTCAGGCGGGTGTAGTACCAGTCCCCAAGCTCTACTGTTGAGCCTATCGGGATAAGGGATTTAAGCTCTTCGGATAACATGATCTGATCCGGATGAACAGGTACAGGATAGGCAGTAGATCTACATGCCAGCAGCGTCAGGCTGCACAATAGCAAAAGCATAAAGTTTCTCATTGTATAACAGGTTGGTTTTCCTCTTCAGGTTTGGGCACTACGCCCGTTTCTTTGTAATCCAGGAGCTTTTTGCGAATCCACTTCGGCAGGTAGCTTTTACCTATTTTGTTCAGATTTTCCTCCACACTAAGCGCCTCACAGGCCAGCATGAACAGGTACATACTATTCTTCAGGTAGGGGGCTACCAGTAGCACTAGTTTGTTTGGGGAGCCATCTACTAAATGCGAGGCAATGCCGTGGATTATGATAAGGCCCACTGCATACATCTGAATCTTTTCAAACAAGCTCCTCATCTTAAAGGAATGCAGTTTGCCTAGTTTCCAATTAGCATACACACCTGTAAAAGTGTCTATGGTGATTATCACAACCAGGTAGGGTATAAAATCCCAATCAGCAAAGATGTATTTGTTTACAAACTGTAGCGCATCAGTATACTTAGCAGCTATAAGCAGCAGAATGATGTTAAAAACCTTCATGGATTTAACTGAAATAGAGGTTTGCTTCTGCTGTTCGCCTTCTGGTAAGGCCGGAGAGCACCTTGCCTCCTGCCTTATTCCATTTCAGGAATTCGTTTCGGATAGAGCCGTCAGCCGGATTAGCATTCACTTTTTTGAGCAGCGTACTGCTTTTTAAATTGGCGATGCCGCAGTTGTAGGCAAATGACACCAGGGCACTGAATTGGTTAGCTGTTAAAGGAACAGTTACAACCTTCTTTACCTGTGCCTCAAACCTTGCCACAATCAAAGCAAAGAGTTCGTTTGCGCGTTCTTGAGTGATTTTATCTCCTTTTTGAACAGGCGTATTATTCTCGTAAAAAGTATTCCCAAAACCAATTGTCCAGATTTTAGCAGGGCACTGGTAGGCATAAAGTACACACCCTTCAAAGTCGTGCATCATGTGAATGCCCGCTGGTGTGATTTTTAAGTGGTCGTTCATTGGGTGAAAGATTAAAGGGCTGCGAATGTTTTTGAGTTAGTCGGGTTGCGGTAAACAACATTTAGCTGCTCACCTGGCTTTACATAAAGGTTACTGTTGTAGTAAGAGGCGTATTTAGTGGCTGAGGCATTGGTATTGAGGTACTCTTTCAGCTTCATTAGGTATGCCTGTCCATCGTTCCAGGCTTCCTGTACCTTTGCCTGTAGGCGCTTTTCATTGTCTACAGCGGTGCTTTTGGTGCCGCTGTCGGTATCTTCAAGCAGGTTTACCAGCAATGCTTCCCCCTGAAAGGCAAAACCACCGGAAGTAAGGGCTTTGGTTACCACCAGGTGTGCCAGCGCAGGCTGCACGAACAACTCAAGGAGCCTTGTGTTATCAGGCGTAAGATCTTTGTCTTTTATCTGCTCCTGCAACTCCTCAAACAGCGCAGTACCCAATACAGGCTCCAGGCTGAAACGCTCCATTTTTTTCAGGAACGGCAAAAGGTAAAGGAAAGTAAGCCTGCTGTTTCCGATGCTGTAATGCTCGTTAAACTCTGTAGTTCTATTTATCAGGTACTGACGGTACACGGTAGAAACTTCGGATTCAGCCCATGCGCTAAAATCTTCGTTATCGATGTTCTCTTCCAGGAACTCCAGCACACGCTCCATGGCATTGAAGCCTTTGCGCTGCAGCTGGCGCTGGATCATCTTTATCTGCCACTGGAAAGCCGGTTTCTCGGTATCGGTGGAGAATACATGCGCTCCCCGATCATCAATCTGCACGTTTGCCATGGGCAGGAACTCAGCGGCGGCCAAGTTAGCTATGGCATTCTGCAGCTTTTTAAGAAGTTTGTCCTGTAGATCAGAGAGGGTTCCCTCTTCGTATTTCTGCAGCAACTCCTCGTAAAAGGCATAGCCCAACAGCTTTTTAATCTGTTCATCTTCCACCAGCAGCACATCTGCCTGTAGGGTTTGTATATCAGTGGCTACGTTTACCGAAACGTGCTCTCTGAACTCTTCTATGGTAAGTATTAGCGGCATGGTGTTAAGAAGCTTCTTGGTCAGATTGTTTGCCTTTGTCTAAAGTCATGATGAGCGGGTTCAGGAACCGGAAGCGCAGATTTTCGGGCCATCCGTTATAGTCTCTCACAAAATGGAGCGGCTCCAGTACCAGGTCCTGCACGAACTTGGAGGTGCTGATAAAGTTGTTGAAGGCCACGCGGGCATCTGAGCCACTACCGGCCCCCATTCCTTTCCCTGGCGAGGCACCGTAAAGCGAAGTAGGCAAGCCTAAAGCCGTCATGATGTGAGAAGCAGCCTCCTGACTATCCTCTACATACAGGCCCGTTTTCAGCTTATCGTCTATGGCCGTAACCTTGTAAGCATTAAATTCCTGCCCTCCGTGCATGAAAGTGAGGGAAAGGATAGATTTGCCTGCTCCATCCGGACCAGTCATGATTTTATTGAAATCCTCTACTTCCTGCTTGATGATCTGGGTGCGTTCCTCTTTCGGTTTGGCATCCCAATCACCATACTTCCAGTTCCAGTACAGGCTGTGTATCTCAATAATGTATTTGATGCTCAGCTGATTTTCGAACAGCTTCTTTTTAAACTGCGGAATGGCTTTGGCTACTTCGAGCCAGCCGGTACGGCGAATGGCATTCCAGCTGGCCAGCTGGTACACTGTTTTGCCCGGGCTTGGCACCGAAATCGGGTAAATGTACTTATAGCCATCGTTGCGGGCCTTAATGGTTTCGGCAGTATCGAAGTAAGGATCAATTACCGGAACTTTGGTAGAGTTCTCCGCTGTGCCACCATCAGCCCAATTAGCGTTGATGTACAAATGATTCAGGTTTCCGTTCGTATCGGGTTTGGAATAGCGGGAATGATAGGCTTCCTGCTCACAGATTGACCAGATTTTAGAGCGATCTTTTGTCAGGATAAACTCAGGAAAGGCATTTACAAAGTAGGCCAGATCCTGCAGGGCTTCGTAGCCGTAACGCCTGCTGCGGTTTAGGAACGCTTCTACCTCCGGAATACTGGTACGCTCAAACTTTTCGGTGCCGTCTTCATTAAAACCCGACACCAGACCATACACCAGGCCGCCACCGTACCACATATCGGTAATTTTGCGAAGACCAGAGGCCAGCACGGCATCTGATTCCACATCTTTCATTACCTCTACCGGAAACAGGTTATTCTCACCCCATAAAGCTATTTCGCCGCCACCCATCTGCTTTTCTGCGGGAGTGGTGGGCTTTGCGCCTACTTTGGGGAGCATAGCGGTACCGCCAGACAAAGCGGTTGTCTTTAGCACGGTAAACTGGGAATAGGCTACGGTTAAATCTTCGCTTACTACTGTACTCATCAGATCAGGACTTTCATGCCGTTAAATTCTGTGATGAGCCAGATATGCAGTTTCCGCTTCTGCCCGTTGGGGAGCGTGAGGTTGCGGGTTGCGTTATCGAAGTGGTTCGGATTTTTTGCCCATGAGGTGCTTTCCGGTTTCGGGTTTGCGCCTGTTGTGGCTTTGCCCTTTTTCTGTTTTATGCCGGAAAGCAAACACTGGGTGTATCGCTTGATCTCACCACCAGTTTTCCGGCGTTGATCCAGCGTTACGTAGGCAATATCGAAAGGCGTAAGGCCAGCCTGCATATGCTGCAGTACTTCCGTTAGCCGTATCACTCCTGTTGCACTCATCACTGCGAAGATGGGGCACTACAGGAGCGGAAAAAAGGACAGGGTTTTGGAGGGGAAAGACAATAAAAAAAGCCCCTGCAAACCAGGGGCTATTTTATTTACTCAAGTTCAGAAACACCTTGATAAGGAGCAATATAGGAATGTATTTTGTCTGCTAATTCACCATGTAGCCTTAATTCGAACCCTGAAACCAAAGTTAAAAATAAGCGTTGCCTCTCATTCTCTGTTTTAGGAAAGTACTCATACATCTCTACTTTATCCAGATCAACATAGAGCTGTGAAGTGAGATTTTCTTTTTCTGTTCCTACATTTACAAATCTTGCCATAGTTTTAGTGCTATTTATTATTAAAGTTCAAATTCGTAATCATCCGACTCCCAAACGGTACGACAGGCGGTAAGGAAATCGTAGAGGCTGTGCAGTGTTTCAACATGATCTTCCGGAACTATAGATATCAGATCCGGCTTTTTGGCCTGTTCCACCAACACTCTAAATAATATATCCTGCAGTGGCCCTATCTCTACCTCCTGCAGAAAGCGGGAAAGTTGCAGGTAAAAGGTCTGATCTGTCGGAAGCATCTCTCTCCCACATTTCATAGTTAATACTGGCCCATTCGGAACTACTGTTACAATGGGATTGGAAAAGGCATGCATTTCTGATGGCTTTTCTGTTTTTGTGTTGTTTCGCATAATAAATTAATTAAACGCATTTGCCCCGGTAGAGTGGGAGCTGCGAAACAACACAGTGGTTATTTAGGAGGCCTTACGGACACTCCACTCCTTCTACCGAGGCAAATGCTTATTGTTATAGAAACTGATTCCCTATAAATCCACAATGCCACCCGTAAACAAATCAGATTATGTTTAAAGTGGCATCTGTCCCACTGTATTGTTTCGCACTATAAAAGTACGGAGGCAAGTGTGAAATTTTGTATACAATTTTTGAACCAATTTTGCACAGATATGTGCAATCACAATACATATTTTTAATGAAGGAACCTTCTTTTTAATAGCTGTTGTTGGCTTCCAAAATTTGTACAACATGTATTCACCAAAAAGAAGAACCCCAGAGTGGGTAGTTAACATCTTAGGAATAGTAGTCGTGATTAGCATTATCTATCATTTAGGAAAATTTTTTATAGAATTCTTTTATTTTGATGCTTTTATAGTCAAAAAGATATTGTCTCAAAAATTTCTAGCCAACCATCTACCTAACAAGGCTTTAACCTCATTCCCTGCTCTTTTTATTCTCATTTTGCAGATTCTCACCCCGACGTGCACTAACATAGTTTCGCAATTTCCGGAGGCTGCCACGGTGATATATGAATGGCCGCTGCCATGAAACAAAAAAGCCGCAACCTTACGGGGCTGCGGCTTCTCCTCTGCTTTGGCTAAAAGTTAGGAAGAGATAAGCACCATGTCTGAGAAGTCTGGTGTGCTGTTGGTAATCGGGTTCCTGATCGTAGCAAAGTGCAGGTCAACCGTGTCGGTGAAGTGTGTGGCCTCTTCAGCTGGTGTGCTCTCTCGCCTCTCACTTGATTTGTCTTTCTCAAATTCTCCTTTGCGGTTCTGCCTCAGCGGGGCCAGGCTCATAGCTGTAAGCACATCCTTACAGTTGTGGCGGTTAAAGCTTACCTTCTTTAAGCTACTGTCTGGTGATAGCAGGGCGTGAGCCAACTGATACCGAACCTGCGGAGAAGCTACACGCCCCAGGTCCACTACCAACACGCGCCACCCGGCAGCCCTTAAGTGCCTTACAAACTCCTCGTTAAAGGTAACGTCAGAGTTGGGCAATCTCCGGTTACCCCATTCATTGTCCTGAATAAAGTAGACCGTCTTATTGAGATGGTAGGCATAATAGGTGGTAAACAGTTCTGCCAGATCCTTTATAAGCTTAGGCCGCTTTACGTACATGCCCTTCAGGAAACGGTACTCCTTCGGTAAGTCCTGCGCTATGGTAAGCGTACTGATCCTGGTACCCCAATCGACCGCGATCCGCAAAGGCAGAGCACTCTCACAATCCCCATCCATGCGGCTGTCTACCACCGATAGCTTCTTCAGATTGAACTCCAGCCCGTTCAGGTAATCGTTGTTATAGGCATCGTAGGTGTGTCGTTTTGTATCCAGCATCGGATAAAAGCCAGCCTCCACACTGCCGGGCCTTTTATTAAGTACCTCGGTTAAAAAGGTAAATTCCGTCAGTACATCGCGCTGCTCCTGCAGATAGGCTAGTGGTATGTTCTCCAGGTTATCAAAGATATTGGCCTCGCTGTAGTACAGTCCCTTCTTATCGGGGTAAAACCTGATCTGCTTCTTTATTTCCAGTATATCGCGCCACAGCCTAAGCCGGTACTCCTTATCGCGAGAATCTACAAACTTTAACTGCAGATCAAGCATTTCATTGGTGAGCGTAATAAAATCGTACTTCTCCAGCAGGTATTTACCCTGATCGAGAATCCAGCGGCCTTGGTCGCCATGAGGCATGGAAGTAAAATGGAAGTGGCCCCTGTGTATCTTCAGGTGCCCGAATCTGTCTTTATTGGCCCTTAGTGTAGGCGAAACTTCATCATCGTACTTTTCCTTATCCAGCAGCAGCGTTTCATCTGTAATAGCCCCATCTAAGTTCAAGCCACGGGCACTACCGCCGCCGCCATCCTGGCTGATCAGCACAAAGCCTGTCCCGTTAAAAAAATGGATAAAATGCTTGAAGGCTAAAGGAGACTGATAAGGCAAACTCCAGCGCCAGTTCTCCGGGGCTGATTTCCCGACAAAGAAATGCACACCCCGGTAATAACCTAAGCGCTCTAAAGCGGCAATAGTAGATGGCAGGGTTCTGGTAAGCAGCTGCTGATAGGTACGCCCCACAATGGCCCAGCAGCTCCGTGGCATTGTCTTTACAATGCCATCGATCAGGTTACCTATATCAGAAGACTTGCCGGTACCACGGCCCCAAACACTGGTGGAAGAGCTCTTCCGGGCCAGTAAGGAAAGGAGCTGTGGTTTGTTCAGCTTTAGCTGTTTTGTGTCGCGTACCACCATTACTCCCGCTCCTCATCCAGTTCGTTCAGGTAACCAAGCATTTTTTGCTCATCCAGTTGTTCTTCCTGCACCAGTTCAACTACTTCCTGAAAGTCGATGTCTTTAATACCTTTCAGGGTATTCAGATCCACCTGCTTAGAACCGATCTGAATGATGAACTGAGGCGGCTGCACCTGCTCCGGATCTACCACGCTCAGATCATCCTTATGCAAGCCTTCAATCATGATCATGTTTCGGATTTGGGCGGCATAGCCTCTGGCATCTTCAAACTTGTCGGCAAGTTGAAGCCCTTTTTTAGCCAGTTGAAGCAACGCATATCGTTTGGCCTGCCTGGTTGTTTTATTGATTTCTCCAAATAGTTCCTGGGCTGCAGCCAGATCACGGTAGGCAGTAGCACGGCTGATTGGCCTGCCTAATTCCTCCTGCTTTTCTATGTGAATCTTGATAATATCAGAATCAAGATAATGCGCTTCGGAAAGGGCCTGAATAGCCACATAGCGTGCCCTTACCTCCTTTTCATGCAGGGTTAGCTCATCTTCGGCTTTTTCTGATAAGAAAGAGGCTAATATTCTATCAAAGGTGTTATCCTCGGCTGTGCGCCTGGCTCTGCGGTGCTTACTGGTTGCCATCTTTCAATCTCCTTTCAATTTCTTCTATGCGCTGGCAAACCAGCTGGTAATCCTCCTGCCGGTCTGGCTTATTTCGCAGCCTGCTGCGCTGGCTTTTCAGGTTAGCCAGCAGCTTAAGCATCTCAGCGCCGCTATCAGGAATGGTATACTTCGGCTCAGGGGCAGGCAAGGCTCCGTGCTGCTCTATGTACTGGAGCTGCTGCCATAGTTCTGTTAGCCGGTCTGATATCTCCAGCACCCTTAATGCGTGCTTGTATCGATCTTCTGCCGCTAAATGCTCCATTCCCATGATAGCATGCTGCTCTTCCCGCTCCCGGTACAGCTTGTACATCTGTTCTTTTACCCTGTGGATTAGCACATGCTTTTCTGTAGTGCTGATCGGCTTTACTTTGGCAGGTTTCTCCTTTTGCAAAGGTTTTGGTACTGCGGCTGGCTTAGGAAGAGGGGCAGCAGGAAGCAAGGCTTTTAACTCGGCAAGCAGCCGCTCCCGGTTATAAACTGATTCACCCAGGGCAAAAACCTTTTTCAAGGCCGTGCTGCTGCCGTGCTGCTCGTAAAGCTGCCTGCCGGTGGCGTAGTCGCGGTTGCTGTGAAGCCATTCCTGTATGCTCATGCAGCGAATTTCAAACAGTTACAGGCAGCAAAAAAGGACGCGGTACAAATAAGAAAACCCCTGCATCAACAGGGGTTTTCAGTACAAAAAAAACAATTATGGAATACTATTTCTTTCGGCGCTTCGGCAACAGGTAAGGAAAGTTGCCTGAAGCTACCAGGGCATTAGCCTCTGAGAGGGTAAGTTCGCAAAGATTGATCAGACGGCCCCGCCAATCCACTTTCGTGTGATGGGTACCGAACTCATACTTCCTTGCTACTTCCGGCTTCAGCTTTGGCATCTTATCCTCCTACTACAGCATCACGCTTCAAGGCAATTGCGCCTTCGTAGAACATCATACCGTTCTGATAGCCAGCAATGGCAAACGTCCAGCCACGGCGGCCCGAAGAAAGCTGACCAGAGCCATAAGTACCGGAAATCTCAACAGGTAAGCCTTTCGTTCCTGCCTGTAGCACCACCCCATCAGGAGTTTTAACCAGAAGGATTCCTGACTGATTTTTGGTAACGCGGTCGAACTGAGCGGCTGCCTTTGTGTTGCCAGGATGAAAGAATTCACCCCCAACTGATTTACCGCGACTGTCACGCTCTCCGGTTGTGGCCAGGTTGAACTGGTTAGAGTCCAGCGTTACATAAATCTCGCTGAAGCCTTCACCTGGTTTGAACTCATGTGGCGTTGCGATAGTTACGCCGTCCTCACCTGGTTCTTTAATGCCGCCGTCGGCAAACGCTTTCAGGGGCGCAAAGTAAGCAACACCCTGTAAGCCCGGGGTGTTGTCTGCTCCGCCTAAATCTGTTAAATCTTGCAAGTCTAATGGCATGATTTCTTCTCTTTTAAACGATTTCTTTTAATACACCTGAACCGATTTTCAGCAGTTCTCTTTGCAGCTTTCCGTCTTCCAGAAGCTCTGCAGCAGTTATCTCTCTGCCTTTGAAATTGAACTTCTGTACCGACACGTCATACTCTTTTCCATCTACAGAAACAGTTTGAGATAAAGAGGTAACGGATTTCTCTGCCACCTCATTAAGCTTCTCATGCTGTGCTTGGAGCGTATTCAAGAGTTCTGCGTTTTCGGCCTCCAATGCAGCTTTAGCTTCCTTTTCAGAAGCTAAAGCTTGTTCCAGTCCAGATACTTTCTCTGCAAGTTCTTTTGAAAGATTCTCAATCATAGACTGCAGGGAAGCCTTTTCAGCTTCTTTTGTAGTGATTTCCTGTTCCAGCTCAGCTACACGATCTTCAAGTTGTGCCTTAGTTTCAGCCATGTTTAAACCTCCTATTGGATATCGTTTACACGCATGGCAGAAAGGTCACGAAACTGGAAGCCTACTGCCATGGCAATACCTGCTTTCAGTGTCCATACATCAGGGACAGTATTGATTTTGTTAGCGTCTCCTAACAAATCCGTACCCATTATCATATTTTCTTTTGGAGTGATGATAACGCGTCCGCTAGATCCCATCCAGGTAACAGGCTTGATTAAGCATTTACCGGCTGAATGTCTCAAATACAGCTGCCCGAACTGGTTATAGATAGGCTGTGTTCCAAAACGCTCTGCATAGTTCTCACAGTAAGAATCATAGCTGTTAAAGCTCATGTATGCCACAGTGTTCATGTTGCGGTACACAACAGGAAGCGACTTGTATACAGCTTCTATCTGCTCTACAGCATCCGCTAAAGTAATAGCACCAGTTACAACCGGAGTTACTTTTGTCTCTGTGATAGCAGCAGCCAGGATCGTTCCGAAGCCGTTAGCTACATCAATAGCGCTATTTCCAGAAGCATTATACACACCACTATAAGCCGTAGTGTTGTTCAGCTCAGCACCAAACGCTTTCATTACCTGCTCCCAAGTGAATTTTTCCTCTGGAATATCATTCGGGTTAACACCAGCCTTCATCAGTTCAGATAACCAAATTTGGCGGTAGTCATCTGTATCAATGAGTAAGTCAGCCTTACCTACCTTCACTTCCAGAATCTGACCAGAATATTGCAAAGCATTTGCAGTTGGCTGGTGAGTGGAGTTGAAAGGCTTTAGGATACTACCAACGGTAAGCTTGGTGAATTGAGTGGCCTTTTTGATGCCTGGCAGAACTGTTACGTCCTGAGCGACATCCATGCCGTTAACCGCCTGCGCGATCAGTTGCTTTTGATAGGTGCCAGCATAGGCTGCCAGCGCATCTACTTTTACAGCGCTCATTTATAGAATTTTAAAGGGTTAGCGTTTAAATGATTTACCCAACTCATGGAAGGCAGCTGCCTCTGTATCAAGACTAGCAGCAGGAGCTCCTTCTGTAATCTCGGTAGTAGTTGCTGTTTCAGTAGTTGGCGTGGCTCCGGGCTGGGCACCGTAAGCTGCGACCTTAGCATTGGCATCCACCAGATTTTGCTCCAGTGTCGCTTTCTCAGAAACCAATGTTTCTTTTTCGGCTGTGAGGGTGGTGTTTTCAGATGTCAAGGCATCTACTCTGGCTGCTTTCGCCTGTAATGCCTCATAATCTTCTTTAGAAATAAGGGCAGCGCCTGTGATGCCAGCCGCCTCCAGTTCTTCATTAGCAGCTTCTACCTTTGCTGATTCTACTACAGCAAGGTTTGCTAGTGCAGCAACTGCTGCAAATTTGTTTCTTCCAAACATGGTATGTGAATTTGAATTTTGCTCTGTGGATTGGGAATTTGCCAGCTCTAACGCCAGCTCTACGGCACGCTCGAAAGTGCCTACTTCATCGGCCAGACCTGAAGCGACAGTGTCTTGACCTATATAAACTTTACCTGTAAGCACATTAAACTTTTTCAGGTCAAGTTTTCCATCTCTGTTCTCCTTAACAGCACCCATAAAAGCCCTGTTGAGTGGGTCCAGCATTTCAGCCCGAATAGCAGTGTAATCTCCTGATTGAGCTTTGTAATGAGCCTCATTTTTATCTACTGACTCCGTAGCACGAATATTATGCAGCTTAATGCCCTCTTTTTCATAGCGTGCGCTATAGTCTGCAAAAGAGATCATGGTACCGATACTGCCAATCATAGCAGATTGTCCAGCTGCCACAACAGCATCTGCACCACTACCGGCCCAATAAGCAGCTGAACACATTTGCTCAGCAAAAGCTACGACAGGCTTTTTAGTATTCTTTATAACAGATGCAAAATGCTCTGTACCCAACACAGTGCCTCCAGGAGAAGAAAACTGCACGATAATGGCAGCAATATTCTCATGTGCATCTGCCTGTTGAATGCGCTGCCCTATCGTTCTGGTACCAGGTGAACCACAATAATCCTCCGTCATCATTGGCCCAGAGACAGGCACTACCGCAACAGCCCCTAATGGTGCTTCATCGTAGGCACTGAATCGAGTAAAAGCCTCACCACTGGCCGAAATGGCAAACGGCAGTGTTGAGGCTTCTTCATCTTGTATTCGGGCAGTGGATACAGGTTCACGGTTAATCAAAGCAAGCACATACGGCATATAACCGTTGGCTGCCTGCTCGTCTATTAACCATGCACCGCGTAAAATATTGGAAAGAAGGTGGTTCATCTATGTAGCTGTAAGCTTCGACACAAAGATGAACCACACCCGAAGGAGAAAAAAGGACAGGGTTTTGTAGGTATAAATGCCGGCTACTCTACCCCTATGATTAGATTATTAGCAGCTACCCTGTTCCACCAGGATCGCTCCCGTGCGTTGATGGTGGCCTCATCGATCACCTCTTCCGCTGGCAGGTAGTGAGGGTTGATCTGCTGCAGGTTGGTGTTGCCGCCGTAAAACTCGTCTTTCCGAAGGTAGCCTTCCGAGAAGCGGTAGTCTTTCACGATGCCGTAGGTCATGTCGCTCACCTCGCAGCCCTGGCAGTTATTGGTGTTGTTGTAGTAATTATCGTGCATGTAGGAGCCGCCGGAATTGCCCTTATACTCACCTTGATCCACACCACCCACCTTTAAGAAGTCGGCTTTATCGGCCATCGCTTTTGAAATAGACGTGTTGCGTCGCATCTTCACATCCATGGCAGAGGCGATACCGAAGTGACCGCCGTTGGAATCCATGGCCAGGTTGTCTTCCACGTTGATGTACCTGGCGCAGGTATCAGGCCGGAACTGGTTGGTGGCGCCGGGAGACTCCACCAGGATAGATACTCCTGAGTCGTACTGCTCCGTGTTACCGCCGTGGTGGTGGCGCTGGTAGAGCCAGTAAGCCCTTCCTCGCAGGTGGTTGTTGCTCACGCTGGCGTAGGAACCCGCCTGGCCCCTTGCATTGGAAATAGAGATGGTATCCTCCCCGTCAGACTGGCCCATGCGCGAGAGCTGGTAGTTCCAGTCGATCTTCACGTTCGGAACCTCAGTGCCTTTAGTGTTGCCCCAGGTGATGAAATTTCCGTGCATGCGGGCGTAGCCGTCCTTGTGATCGCTCAGCTCCTCGCTTAACCGGCAGTCGATGTTGTAGCCAACATTGTACCGCACGTCAATGGAGTCGGTAGTGCCGTTACCTCTATATGTTCCCACGAACTTGATACCAGCTGAGTTACGGAAAAAGCAATGCTGGATGTCGAGGTTGATGTATTCCTCAATATCGATGAACTGCCTGTTCTGCACCAGCGTGCCCACAATCGGCAAGCCTCTGCCACGGACATTGCGGCAACGCAGGTTGATGCCCATGCCATGCCCTAATGTTGGGTTGTGCGTGCCGAAATGCGCCTTAATGCCTATACGCGCATACTCTACCTCTACATTCGATAGGTCCACAAAGTCAGAGGTTTTCACGTCTACGGCGGGAACATCTGGATCAGTGCTTCTGTACCTGCCGGAGTAAACACCGCCAGCCGTGATCACCAGCGGCCCTTGCCAAACCTTGACTGCGTTGCCGTACGCCTTGGTAGAGGTTGCAGCAGGCCCGGCAGGTGTGGCCCCTATTGCCTTGCGCCTTACCTTCAGGTGCCCCAACGGAATACTCACCCCCTCTAGATCGATGTAGGTGCCGTCGCACGGGCTCCAGGTCGATTCGTTGTTGGTGGTGTATTCGTAGTCTGCGCTGATCTCCCCAGGAGCTGGCAAGTATATAGCCGCATTAATGACATTGTCCTCAATCACAAATTTAGGCGCGGAGGTAAAATCAACCAGAATACTCACTTCATCCGGCTCGATCACCGTGTAGCCGGTGCCAGGCAGCAGCGTAAGGTTGATCGTGTCGCCCGTCTGCCACCCCTGGCTTTCAAAGTAGTTGATAGAGAATGAGGCGATATTGCTTCCTGCTGCGAATGTGCGCGGGCTTGTAACTGTTTCCCCCTTTGTGGCTGCCGAGTGCATGGCAGTCACTGTAAGCGCATCGGAAGTGTCTCCGGAGCGATGAAAATCAAAAGTTGCCCGCACGTACTTTTCATATACCCCAGGCGTTACCTCAAACTCCTTCACCTGGGAAGAGGCCGTTACCCATACATCTGCCAGAGCAACAGGGGCTGTACTATAACCTCTTATATAGAAACTAGGCATAGTACCCTCCTACAAATCCACCTTTTCTCTCTGTAGAAGAAGGTGTTATGGTTAGCCTAATCCAATTCTCAGCACTAAGGTTTGTGATAGTAGCAAGGTCTGTATTCAAATCAGCCATTGTTGTCCTGGTAGTCATAGCTACACCTGCTTTGTAGAGTGTATATCCTGTAAATACCGCACTAAGGAAATCTATCTGAATCTTACCTCTGAATCTACAATCTGCTGTATCAGTATTCAGATCAAAATCAACTCCCCATTCTATCTTATCTCCTTTCCAGATTGTACCATTGCTTCTTACAGAATAACCTGTTGTTGTATCAGTATAAGTATAACCTATTGGCACATCAGCAACAGCAGGACGTTGAGCAGTTGTACCACTTCTTCTTGAACCCACTTTAGCCCCTAATTGGTTAACCCATCTAACATTAGTATTATCCCAATGTAGTTGCTCTTTTTCTGTACCTGTGTAGTACAGTGCTTTAAGATTTCCGAATCTTGTGAAATCCCACAATACAGGCAAATCAGCGATATTAGACACTTCTGCAATACTCCCATCCCTATTAGTTCTTAGAATATTCTCTACATAAGAAACCAGGAAACCCTTATTCCCAGCTGCGACTAGGTTATTAGATATTATCTGTAATCTCGCCTTTATCTCTCTGGAAAGATGATTATTCCTAATCTCTGGCTTAATGAAGTCTAGTAATACCACAACAGGGGTAAAGGTTGCAGAAGGATAGTTTGTGGTCCTAAACAAAGTCCCTGCTATGAGATTATCAGGCGCATCAGGCGTTACATCAAATTGAATACCATTTAGTATTACATCGCCCTCTAAGACACTGTTATTAACTAGCGGATAATTAAAAGTGTTGCCTATCTTATATACTCCATTGTAAGCATGTACTTTATTCCAAGAATACATTCCGCCATTAAAAGGTGTAACAGCGTTGAATATTTCGCTATTATAGGCTTCTATCTTCGCTCTGTAGGCATGTGTAACAGGAACAACATTCTTGCAATTATGAAGAATAAAGCTTATCAGAGGTGCCTGTCCTTTATTCGTAGAAGCATCAAACACCGCAACATTAGAGGCACCTGTAGTATTAAACGCTATTAAGTTAATACCTGTATTTCTCCCAAAGTTTACATTCCTGCATTCTACAAAAAGGTTGTATTTCTCTGTGAAAGAAGGGAGTACGTTTGAGGCAGCCGCACTAACATTAACATTATTAGCACCTTGCCTAACTTGCATGAATGCGCTATAATAGTCGAAGTAGAATGCACTGAATCTATTATCATTATCAGAGGATGTAACACTAACATTCTGTATCTGTACTCCATCCACGTACACATTGGGAAGTTTGATATGCTGTGTCAAGTTCTCCTGTGTTACCCTAACTGCGCTATTGAAAGAGTTTAGCCTGGCACCTCCACTAACAGCATTAGAGAATGTTACATTCTTAATATACAGATTGGTACATCCAGCATGTATTACTTCATTAACCTTGCCCGGATGAAAAGCAAAGCTATTAGTAGTATCAGCAGCTACAGTTATATCAACTACAGTGTTCTTACTATCGAATGATGTATATAATGTAGAAGACTCTACATAAATGTCTCCTCTAAATTCAGAAGCATAATCACTTCTACCAGACAGGATATATTGTGCTCCATGTACTTCTACATCTTTTATTCTCCATATTCCTCCGCCTGAATAAGTAATGCCTTTATTACCTATTTTGGTGTTATTAACAGACCAATTCCACCCCCTGTAATGGCAATCTATTCTATTCGTAACACAGTTATGGAAGTTCACATTTGTAGACCTATGACCGCACGTAGAACCCCACTGATTGCTATTAAGCAAATCAGGACACGTATATTTATATATGTCTACATTCTGACAGTCTGTAATGTTGAGTACATAAGACGAGTTGTTGTTTGTAAGACTGTGATTGTGATTAGCAGGAGTAGCAGAAAGCCCATCAACACTTACATTATAACACTTCAATAGGCGTATAAATCCAAATATAGAATTTTGAATGGGGTATATGTCTGCTGTTATCCCACTTAGCTCTATATTACACAATCCTTCAAAGTAGAATCCTATCTGTCTATAAATACTAGGACTAGGACTTATATTAGATTGTAAGTACTTAACCGTGCCTCCTATAAAATATCTCTTATCTGAAAACTCATAGCCTTCTATGTAGTAAGCAAAAGTTCCATCTGGATTAACTAAATCTAAGTCGTTGTTATAAAATTCTCCTTCAATATTACCATGAACGTCTACAAAGAAATTCTCTTCCTTCCACCAAGTCTGCGCATTACCTCCAAGTCTTTCTGATTCTACTCTACCAACTCTATGAGCATCATACGTTCTAAGACATATATACTTGTTCTTAAGAGTAGATGCTGCTATCCCTGTAAGTACTTTATTATTTGTGTTGATTGCAGCTTCAACTGCATTAAGAACAGTAGTTCTGGTAATATTATCAGTTATAGAAGTAGCAGAATGAAAGCTTGTTCTAGGACGAAAATTGATCCTAAAGTCTTTGTGACCATTACAATCCATTGTTAACTTCGCCTTAGAGAAGTCAGCAGAAACATAGATTGTAGTATCTGTACCATCAGCTTTGAACAGGTATTCCCCTACAAGCGTAATATTGTAGTTCATTCTGTTATAGTAAGCAACCATAGTCTTGAAAGCGGGAAAGCTATCATACGTGGTATTTTTCCTACCCCCAAAATGCTCTATAGAAAGGTACTCTGTAGTAGCTAGCTTAATATCTTCAACCACTAGTACTGAACCATTATCATCAGGCTCAGTAGTATTAGACACAAAGTAGTTTGCAGGGAAAGGAGTATCTCCTTTTGTAGAATACCCGCTCAAACGTACACCTCTGTACACTCCACTTTGCAGGAGAGTTATTTCAGTAGCAGACATTGCGCGTACTTGTGCAATAGTATCTTTGTCGAGGAACTTATCACGTACTTCTGTAAGTGCATTATTAGCATTCTCTTCTGTAGTAGCTATTATCTCCTCTACTTCAGGAGCCAGAGAGAGAACGTCGTTACCGGCACCATCAGTTGTTTTTTTGATAGTATCCGATCCGAGCACAGGGCGACCAGTAACGATTACAGATCCATTTGGGGCCAATAACTGGTTTTGTTCATTTACCCCAACAAATTTAGAAGCGGCTTCTGTGCGGAGTTGTGCCTTAGTTTCATCCAGCGTTTTCTTGTTAACCGGCTGGTTGCCTCTCGTTGGATCTGGAACCTGCAGGTTTGGGATAAGCACGGCATCTGAACCCTCAAAAGGAGTAACCAGAGATCTAAGGTTTAGAACTTCAACACGTGGAAGCAATCCTGTTGTCTCCAGCTGCTTAAGCAGAGGGTAATCGTTATTAAAAACACCGCCTGTATAAAGATCCTGGTATTGCTTCGGAGAAAGGTTGCCAAAGTAACTATTGTCTCCGGCATGGAAGCTGTCTCCTACAAAGGCATATACCTTTTTACCTGCTGCAACCGAATTGTAGTACTTGGTTATAAGCTGAAAATCAGCAGAGGCAGCATCGTTGATGTGGTAAGTAGAAGCGGTGTTGCCAGCATTGTTGTTAACATAAAGCAGATAAGGGAAATCACTGACCATGTGCTGGCTGAAGGCAAGCCTTGTCAGATCAACTAAATTAGAGTTGGGATGAAACAAATCATCGTATACAGCCGGGAAGCCCAATCGGGCTATATCAGTTAAGTAGCCTGCTGAATGGGTATAGTCAAAATACTGATCACTGTAAAACAGAAGGCGCTTGCCTGCATATTGTGCATTATATGCCGATCCTTGCTTAACTTCTATATAGTTAGCGGAGGCAGCAGGCTCATAAATATCCAGCTGCTGATTATAGGCCCTGGTAACTGAATACCCGTAGGCATTTGCCGCCAGAGACGGCACGATGTAGAGCCTGAACTTGTACTCTGCCGGCAGTTCTGACTGCTCAGGAGCAACAGCCGAAAGGGCCGAAAACTTTTCCTGGAAGAAGTCTATGATTTGGGTGAGGGCCGCCCTTTCCTGTGCAGGCGTTATTTGGCCGTGGTTACCATCCGGCAAAGCGGAACCGATACGCGCCTTCAGGGCATTGATCTCCTGTGGTGTTGTGATGCTCATATAAATCTGATATCAAATCCTAATGTATAAGGAGAAGTAACCTCCAGTATTTGCCCTGGCTGCACTAACCGAACCACCTGCCCGTTGAACATAATGGTAACCGTGTTGCCTTCACCAGGAGCTGGCGGCTTCACAATACCAAGTTCGCTCACCTCAAAAGCACCGGCATAATAAAGGGCTGGCAATACTCCCTCCCCCTCAAAGCTTACCTTATAGCCGTTGCGGTCTGCCGGAGAGTCACCAGAGGCAAAGGAATGGGTAAAGGTGGCGTAAGTGCCTGGCGCAGTAATGCGCAGGAACCCGTTACGGTCGCGGAACATAAGGGCAAAGCGGCGGCGGGCCAGATCATATAAGGCAGAACCTAACTCCGGTGCATCCCTGGGAATGAAGCCCTTTTGCTTGAGTTCGTAGATGGTGCCTCTCCTGTCGGTTTTTTGCTGCTGCTCATAACTGGCCGTGTCGCGGGTATATCCCATCAGGTACCAAACACAATTCTCTTTCAGAGTTACATCACCACGCAGAACCAAACCATCCTGTACGGGATAGCCTGTTATGTTTTCGACAGGTGTAAAAAACACAATGTCCAAGCCGCCAATATTGGTATCGATATCCGGTGTTATGTTGCGCATGCAGTAGGGCCTTATGCTGACAAAGATAGCTTGGCAACGGGCCGAAGAGCGGGACAAATCTGATGAACATTTTTCTTCATTGCCTGGTCCTCCTTCCATCGCTGGTAGCTTTTCTTAAGGGCTTCGAAGGTGTAATCCTCATCGCAGAAATCGTACTTTTCCATAAACTCCACAATGGCACCGTGCATGGTTAAGCCAAACTCACGGTGGTTGTCTACATAGGCATGCAGTTCTGCCTTCAGCAGGTTCTGGATAAAGGTGTTGAATTTGTAGAAGGTGTAGGAAGAGCAGTTTTTGCAGCGCTTATTCATCACCGTGGACGAGACAATTCTGACGGGGAATTTTGCCGTGTATTTTTCAACAGACTTGTCGTACTGCTTATCCTGCAGCGGCTGCCGGAGCAGGTTATACAGGTACATGCCGATATGGTCTGTTTCCGAGAGTTTGTAATCAGGGCCTAAGTGCACCTGCAGGTACTTGTATACTGCCGATGTTACTTTAACAGGAAAGGTGAGGATCATATGCCATTTATAAATATCGTACAATTTAGCATGCCGATAACCGCTACTAAGGGACAACCGAAGCGGGAACAATTAAATATAACAATTTATTACATCTAATTTCACATATATTGCACACATTTTATACATATATGTATAAATACTTTCTAAACAAAAAAAGCCAGCGATGAGGCTGGCTTATAGGAATAAGAGGCAAATGGTTAAGCGGCGCGGTGGCTGATGATACGGGAACGGAAAACTGTTTTGCCGTCCTGGAACACCAGGCAATCCGGCTTTTTCTCTTTTACAATACCGGTATGTTCTACCTCCTGCTTTTTCTCCAGAAACCTTACCTGGAGCGGGTAGCCGTAAAAGCGCGTACGGTTATAGTCATACTTTCTCATCAGCTCATTTCCATTTCGAATTCACAATGGGCGGCCTCCGCCTCCAGTTCCTTTCTCTTTACCGGGTCAGCCTCCTGGCTTATGCGTTGCTGCAGGTGATGCAGCAGTGTCTGGTAGTGGCTTCTTCTGTGGTGGCTATCGTTGCAGCAGCTTTTTGTGGAAGGTGATATAGCGGTTTCTGATCTCATTGTAGGCATCTTCTGAAACAGGTATATAGTTGGGGTCTGATAACATTTGTTTGGTGAACAGGGCAGAGCACTCGTACGAGGAGCTTTGCCAGTTCCAGTTGACGTTGCCGTAATCCTCCCCTGCTATCTGCTGTATTTTAGTCTCGCTGAGCAACTTTATAAAAAGCGCGTTGTTTCGACACAGGTATTTTGGATAAAACTCAGTTTCAGCAGCAAGTGCGGGTATTTCAGGTGATTCGGCAAGATGGTGTAAATCGGCCATTTCTGCGTGAATTTTTAAAACAGTGTTACTTTTGTTACATCTGTTACTTTTAAGCCTTAATTTACTGATTTTCTACAACTTAACCAAAAATATATTTTGTTACAAGGGGTTTATTTTTTGTAACTTTTGTTACAGATTTTGAGGTTTAGGTTTTTAGGGTGTAACAAATGTAACAAACTGATTTTTTCTGTTACAAAATTTCGGGCCGGAAAAACCCACTCTATTTAGTCTATTCTTATATTTTTAATAAATTGTAACAAATGTAACAAATGTAACAGGTTTTTAATTCTTGTGGCGAAAACTACCCTTTGCAAATTAAAACTAAATTCATAGTTATTGTATTTATGTTACATACGTTACATTTCGTACGTTATTATTCGTAGGAATTGGTGTAAAAGCAAAAAGGGCCTCTACAGGCCCCATTTGCTTTGTTGCTTTTTCTTGATATTCAAGCAACCGAAAAGAATGCTTCTACCGAATAGCGTTAACCCCCTAAAGCTTTCTTCACTTTCTGTACTGTGGCAGTGCCTACCTCACAAATGGCCGCAATATCTCTGACGCTTTTACCCTGGTTCAACTGACGGACCACAGCTTTATACTTCTCCAGAAACTTCTCTGTGCTCACTTTGGAACCTTCCCTTCTACCGAGCTTGATGCCTCTTCGCTTTGCTTGCTCCAAACCGGAATTGATTCGCTCCACAAGAGTTTCGCGCTCCAGCCTGGCAAATTCGGCCAGCAACGTAAATATCATCTGCGCAATCGGGTTCTGCTTACCTCCCTTGTTTATAGTTTCCATATTGTAATTAAGCACATATACCGAAACACCAAGTTCTGTTAGCTTCTCCAGCACCTGTAATACCTCAGATGTTTTCCTTCCAAGCCTGGAAACTTCCGTCACCAGCACTTTATCAATGCCTTGCTTGTGCGCCAGCTCCAGCAACTTCTGTATACCTTCCCTGTCAGCGTTTTTAGTAGCCCCACTTATCTTTTCAGCTATAGTGGCAACTACCTCCCATTCCTTTTGCTTTGCCAGTACAGACAGATCACAGATCTGCCTGTTGTAGTCCTGGCTGTTCTTCGATACCCTAACAAATAGCGCTACTTGTGTCATTGGTTATTCATTATAAATTTAAAGGTTTTATGAATTCGTAGAACTCTTCATGAGAACAAGAGGGGAAAGCAGTGCTAAATATGCGTGTGGGTTGTATTAAACTGTGGAGATTAATTAACCCAACTTCTATCATCATGCAATGATATAGGCAAGGAATAAAACCAGTATTTTGCCCATAATCTCCTCTTAAAGTCATTCCTGGTAAGATACCTGCGAATTGATCACTGATAAATTCTTTAATGCAGCACTCAGGATACCCGAGAGCCGCTCCCAATTCTTTGAATCTAAAGAATGAGTGCCTGTTGTAGTAAACCATTAGTTTTTCGTGATTGCTTCTTTGATTGCCTTGAAAATCTCGAAGGCTATTCGGGGGTCAATTGCATTACCAAAAGCACCTAATTGATCCACTGCGGTGGGTATCCCATGAGGTACTCCGAAAACCGCGGGTTCGCCCAGCCTTTCTTCAAATTGTAGAAAAGCATTGCCTTGTGCATCCAGTGGATATTCCGGCCTACTCGTTTGAGTGCAGCTTCCCGGGTGCTCACATAATACCCTTTCCCGTCCTTGAACATCGGTGTAGGCAATAAGCCATACCCTTTCTCGCTTGTGAAAGGCTCCGACGGCACTTGCAGGTATAACAAGGGGCGGCCAGCAGCTGTAGCCCGCACTTTCCAGATCGCTGATCTTCTGATCCAGGACCCCGTTAGAAATGCTTCCTGAAACATTTTCGTTAAGCACGCAACGTGGCCTTGTCTCAACAATAATGCGTAACATCTCTGGCCAGAGGAAACGTGGATCTTCCTGGCCAAGCCTTTTTCCGCTAAGCGAATTTGGCTGGCACGGGTCGCCGCCGCTGATAATGTCGACGTAAGGAAGGTTTCTGACGGTTCGTATGTCTGTAAACTGAGTTGCATTTGGGAATTGCTTTTTAAATTGGTTATTGCAATAGGAGTTGATTTCAACTATCCACCGGGTTGTTATTCCCGCCCAAGCAGCTGCAAGGGGAAATCCTCCAATGCCATTAAATAGAGCTCCGTGTGTTAGATCAAACATTAGATTAATTCCAGTCTACTGAATCAATTTCGATTTCTTTATTGCATTCGGGGCACTCGAAAGTGGCATAGCTCCAATCACAAGGCTCACCTACTTCTGAGCAAAATTTTCTGTAATCAATGTCTACTTCTTCCTCACATTCGGGACATTCAAAATGTACATCAGTAGGTTGCTGAACTACTGTTATATCTACAGTTTTCATCGTTTTAATCTTTAGTTTTTAATGTGAATTTTAACGGGCAGTACCATTGTATCAGGAGCGGCATATTCGATATTAGAATTTGCATTGATGTAGCCAATTTCTTCACCATTCTTAATTAGACCTGTCTTTTGACAAATCGGGCCTGTCTCTGTAAACTGAAACTCCTCCATCCATAACAACCGGTGAATTGGAATGGCTTCACCTATGGTTTTGATCATTTCTTTTGCCATAATCATTGAGTTTATTGTTCTTAAAAATCATCTGTTTATTGTGATACACTTTTTAATATTATCTAGCAGCCTTTACAGCTGCACAAAGGGGGTTTTCAAAAGAAAAATTTAAGAGGGATTTTTCTGATACACTTTTGCGTTCAGCTCCAGATTTCCCTGTACCGATTTTGTTTTCACTTCTTCATCAGCTTTAGGGTTGAAAGGGGTTTTGAACTCCTCAATATCTTCTTCGCTCAGCCAGTCTTCGTACCTAAACTCATAGGCCCTTTGCGTGTCCTGGTGGTAAGTGATGGTAGGCTCTCCGAAATTTCCTTCCATGTCGATAGAAACTGGTATCTGAATTCTTTGCACCTTATGCGCCTCCATGCCTCTTTTCTCTTTCAGGTAGTACTTCAGCTCTTTTTCATCGAACTTGTACTTACTCATCTCATTAATATCCTTTAGGAGAAACTTAAGGTGTATTTTCAGCACTGGCAGCTTATACATCAGGAACTTCTCTTTGATGTATTCTTCAACAGTGGCATCCAACCTGTTCTTGGTTGTTTCTACAATTTTCTTGAATTGATCAGTAATGAACCACTCCGGCTTAAACCATAGACGGTCTGCCTTTGGGTGGAAAACCTTTCGGTGTTTAAGGAAGTGCAGCCAGGCTGGTATTTCTTCTTTGAGCTTTTTTTCCAGGTCCGGATCAACGTTATCATCTGAAATTCGGGGCACCCGAACAACAAACCACCGGCTCTCCCCATCTTCCATTTTCATAACACGGTCGGCATCGTTAGAGCAGATAATCAGCTTACCGTAGTAGCTGATCTTTTTCACGTTCATGCCTTTATTCTCCATGTACACGGTATCAGCCGTGGCCAGCTGCTTCAGGCGCTCTTTCTCTGCTTTCTTATCTACATCCAAAAAGCCTTCATCTATGCCGATGATGAACTTTGTAATGTAGTGGGCATTGAATTTCATTTTAAATTGGTCGTTGCCCAGGATACAGGCGTTGCTGGCATATATCTGCTGCAGCCATTTTAGAAAAGTAGATTTACCTGTTCTGTTTTCGGGAGAGACCAATACAGGTACCGGCAGCATTTGCTCAGGCATCTGGAATTGCAGTGTGAGGTAGTCCAGAGCAACCGTGAACTGATCACCGATAATTTCTTTATCTACTGTAGCCTCTCCTCCGAAAACGTGCTTCAGGAAATTAAGCGTTGTTTCTATTCCTCCTGCTTTGGCCAGGTGAGTAAGCGGCGCGTAAAGATTATAGCAGCCGTTGTGCACCCGCTGATAGTGTCCGTTCCAGTTCGGCATCACACAGAAGGAATCATATTTTGGTACCTGGTCCAGGAAGTTAGTTATGTTCTTGTAGTCGCGGGTTATCTCCCCGATCTTCCAGGGTACCAGCTCTTCCTCCAGTTCGCCATATTTGTTCGGCACACCCACACGCTTCAGCCAGTCAGGCCCCACCCGCATAAATTTCTCTGCATCCTGATGCGCTACAAACTCTACCTTTTCCCCTGTATGGTGATATAGCGCTCTCCTGTAGCCAAACTCTCTGCTCCCGATGAAGTCTTTATAAATAGAATAGAAGTTTTCAACATTATCCAGCCCAAAGTGCTTGAATAGCTTATTGAAATTGCCATCGGTCAGAATAAAGCCTTCGAAGAAACGGGCTGCAAACTGGAATTGCTTTAAGTCATTTAGTACTGCTTCTTTTTCAGCCTGATATTTAACCAGCAAATCATCCAGCCCTTTTGCCTCCTCTGCACAGAATTTCCTTTTAAGGTGGGTAAAGTAGATATTTTTCAGGGCTACATCATCCCTATCCAACAGCAGTTGTAGCGACTCTCTGAAGTTTTTTACAGCACCATAAAAATTATACTGACGTTTACTTAAATCCTTACCGCTCTCCCACCTGATAGTTAAGGTATCGGCATCCGTGATAAAAATTACGTTTTCAACCTGGCAGGTAATAATAAGCTCCTGTATATCCTCATGAAGCTTACCCCGAACATCCCCGTTATAAAAGCCGTGTATGCTTGGTAATCCAACTATATCCAGACCTTCAGCATAGCCCTTAAAGCTTTTCATCTCCCCCTCTACAAAGTACAGATCCTTTATCTTCTCTTTGTTCCGGAACTTTAGAATCAGTCCAGGGTTAAAGAAAGGATAGTTCCCCGTTTCTTTCGGCTGAGTGTACTTCATTTCCTCTTCTCTCCCGTTCCGGACGATCTGGAGGGGCTTTTTAAGGCGCGTTCTGTAAAATATTTTTACAGGGTTGTTTTTGGTACCATTATCATAGGTGTAGAAATTACCGTACAAATCCGGATACAAAATTTTCATGTTATCCTTTTCCGGATCATCCTGAGAGAAGATATAGTCTGATTTGGAAGTAGCATATACATCCAGATCAGGTTTTTTGGCAGTAATGATATTAAGAGCATCAGGAATTCCAGCTTCCTGCAGCCTCTGTTTGTAGTATGGTAATGAAGAATTTTGGTCTGACATAGTAGTGTATTTAAGCTACTTGGAAGAAAGTTGGAAGGGTGTTAGTTAGATTGTAGTTGCTTTAGTTGCTCTATGGTTTTTTGCTCTTCTGCGCGTATGTAGCTAAAACCAACGCTCCAGGCACCATGCTTATAAATAAGCTTTCGCAACCGCCTCAGTTTGTTTTCGAGCGCAATTATGTTGCTCATTTAGTCAAATTTTCAGGGTTTTTTAAAAAAACGCTTCAGGGGGAGTTGATATAATTTAAAGTGAAACCCGGATGAATTGCCTACTTCAACGCTCCACCCATGCCAAATAGCTCCAGCAATAAACAGGATAGCAAGTGCCACAATAATGTAATGTAGAATCATCTTTTTCATTATTTTTTCAGTTTCACTACATAGACACTATTAACTCCAAAAGCTATATAGGTTTTGTGTGTGAGAGACAGTACATGCAAGGTATAAGGCTCTTCGTATTTTGAAGCTTCAGTAGGTTTCATAACCCCTTCTCCATTTGCTTTTATCCTAGATAAAAACAAAAGTTCGTCACCTTTTTTATTCATTAGGTTGTTATTTCTATGACGTTCTTAGCTGCCTGTCGACTATTATGTTCCTGAGCCTCTAGTAATGGGGGTACTACTGCAAAAGTGATTATCCGCTTGACGGCATCGCTCAGATGCAACTCACCCCGCTTATACGAAAGCATCACTTCAGAAATGCGCTGTTCTAGTGTATGCATATCCATAATATCATTAGTTATTCGGTTGCCTTTTTGATTGCTTCCAATGCGTTGCTGATCGCGTAGTGATCTGCCGGAACGTCTCTGTCAAACACCATCTTGTAGTATTCAGTGGCTACCTCAATAAGCTCTTGCAGCGCATCTAACAGTTCAGGCGCTGCCGCCGCCAGTTTTGCATTGTGCGGCGCTCTTGCACACTGATCCTCATCAAGTAGGTTGTTGGCGTTATAATCAGGCTTGTCATAGAGATTGTGGTAACCTGAAAAATCATTTACATACCACGGGCCAGGAGTGTGTTTCTGTTCCATTTTATTCATTAAATTTTATTCAAAACTTACAGACACAGTTCCTAGCGGAAGAGAGTATAAATCTTCTACATAAGCAGCATAGTTGTTTGCTGTTTGTTGGGGAGTCATGGGAGGAACAACCTCCATTTTTTTAGCATTGTCAAGAATTTGACCATCTGCCACTACAGTTACCTTTACAGTGTTCATAAGAATTGCAGTTTAATTTTTAGTAGTATCTCTCAACCAAGTTTGCGCCATCACTGGCTTTTTTGCGGGTTTGTGCCTGCGATTCATTGCATAGCTTCTTTTATATGCCGGGCAGGTTGAAAAGGTCCTGTTGCACGAAAGCAAGCCAACTAAAACAATAATCATAAGCATATAAGCGGTAAGGCGAAAAGTGAAATGCTTTTTCATTTGTAAATGAGTATAGAAGCCGTGGCAACTGTTTTGCAATTGCCTAACTAATCAGTAAAAGACTGGATGTTTAAGCGTGAGAAGAGTATGACCGCGCCGTCAATCCTAATGAAGTTTGCACGGCTATTTGCTTTGGTACATGCTCTGTTATAACTGCGTTCTGAAACCTCTCTACCCACTTAAAGTGCATGTAGCATATCTTTTGCCTGTACCAGTCAGTGTTAGGATACATTTTTTTTAGTACTGCTTTCATATAAGCGGCTTCTTTACCTGTAATAGTTAAAGAAAGACTGTCAGTTATATGCCTCAATAGGATATCCTGTGATCTAACACACTGCACAACTCCGATTTCCTTACTTCCTAACTGCACCTTGTATTGCTGCTCCAGTTTATACTTACCGCTGTCTACACGAACAGCAGGGAAGCACTCCAAGTGAAGTAAGTTGTTCGGATCTGATGAATACTTAAGCGTTTCCATGAACTTGATCTTTAGGAAGTAGCTCTGACTCGTGTACTGTATAAGAATCTGTCTCAGGGTTAGTACCTGCCACGGGAAGCACTACATAGAAGGAGTTGTACTTTTTAAGCACTGGTAAATCCTTGCCTTTAACATGCTCCTGAAAAAACTTTTCATCGCATCCGAACTGCTGATGAGTTACCCGGTCATGAACCCTGATAGTTGCTGGATTTGTAGGAACTGTTAACATGATACAACCTCCTTTCTGGATACTGTAATAGCTGCTTTTTTCACCAATTTCCAGGCTTTCCTGAAGAACTCAAGAATATCACTAGATGATGTGGATACATTATATAACCCAGCATCCTTAACTATTTTTGTTAATTCTCTTATAGCTTCACCATCACGGAGATCCATTGCCATTTGAGCTACCTTAAAATTCATGGTGAGGAGGTATACTTTAGTTTCAATTGGAATTCTATTAACTAGGGTTGTTGAATAGTTTAAAATGTCTCCCTCTCCAATGTCAATGATCTCAGACGCATTATTAGTCACTTTAATCTGAACCTGCCAAAAGGCTCCACCAGGTATTTGAACATCACAAACCCTAAAAGTTTGAACTGAATTAGTTGACATTGCTACTTCAGTAGCATGCAAACAAGCATTACGAAGCTCACCTTTAACATTGAAATTCAT